TCTGACTGAGACGCGCCTGTACGACGCGATCAACCCAGATCAGCGCCGCTTCGACTTCACCCCGCTGCTGAGCGACACGGAGTTCCTGAACGAGCTTGAGCGCGAGCTGTTCAACTTCGCTGCCCTGAACAACCTCGACCCGCTGGGCACGAACTACAACCCAGCCGACGCGTTCACCTGGAACTACTCGCAGGCCCTGACTGCCAACTTCCCGCCGCTCAACACGGTGACGGTGCCGGCCCGCTGGTACAACATCGTCAAGGCGCACCATGCCACCGTCGCTGGTGTGATCCCGACTGAGCGCCCTGACCTGCAGCCATGGAGGCTGCTTGGCTACTCCGACTACGCCACCTGGTGGGCCAGCCTGGCACCAGCCCAGCAGGCCGCCTACACGCCGTTCGCTACCTCGATCGATGGCACGTTCATCGACGCCGGTACCGTTCGCGCGGTGCAGACCAACTTCTCCAGCACTCCCCTGACCGGCCTGCCGACGATCGATGGTGTGACCCTCGCCAACGGCGACCGCGTCCTGCTGCAGAACGAGAGCGCTCCTGCCAACAACGGCGTATGGATCGTTTCGACCGGCTTCTGGACCCGCGCCCCGTTCCCGCTGACGTACAAGACGTTCGTCACCGTCACCGAAGGCCAGACCCGCGCCAACAGCGTGTGGGCCCTGACGGCAACCGTCGCCAATGTCAACGTAGACCCGGTGCTGTTCGAACAGGTGCGCGCCTGGTCCGATCAGCTGTGGGTGGACATTTAGTCGTCGCGTCCAACCCTGCGCCTGTCGCTCAACCCGTTCACGGACGGCATGCTGCCACCGTACGTCAGCAGCACCTCACCTCTGGCGGTGTACGCGCTGACAACCGTCATCCCATCAGGCATCGCCCTGCCGTTCTCGTTCGGTGAAGGTTCGCCGGTTGAGGAGGTGTGGCAGCGCTCCACCGACTACCGCTACGCGCTGGCCAAGGCGCTCGGCCGCTTTGACCCGCTTGCCCTGCTCGGCTTCGCCTGGGGCTTCAACTGGGTCCAGGTAGACGGCATCCTCTACGACGGCTTCGACATCAACGTTCCTGGTCACAAGCGCTTCCGCCTGCACGGCGAGGCAGTCACCAGCACGCACACCGCTGCCGACCTGACGTTCTCAGCCATCAGCGCCACCCAGGACATCGACATCACGGTGACCTACGACGGCTACGATGACCTGCGCCGCCAGTCCTTCAGCGTGCGCGACACGGCCACGGGAACGTTCCTGGGCACCGTGACTGAAGGCGCCACCTGGAACTTCATCTCGCTGTCGCTGAACATCAACATCACGAACATCCGCATCGAGGACAGCGGTCGTCCCTTCCACATCGGTGACAAGTTCCGCATCACCGCGACGGCAGCAGGTGGCAACATCGTCAAGACGTTCACGCCTGCGTCCATCTACCTGTACCTCGGTCTTGGCCAGACGTTCACCAACGCGCTGCGCGAGGTGGCCATCAGCACCACCAACTCGTACGCCATGACGGCCTACCGTGGCTGGGACGTCAACATGGGCTACCGTGCCGGTGGCCTGGTTGCAACTGACGACCTCGAGATCTTCACCGAACAGAACACGCTCTCAGCGGCCTCGTACTCGCTCATCTTCAAGAAGAACGAGATCGCCAAGGACATGTGGCTGCAGGGCCTCCGCGTCACCGTGCTGCAGTACGGTACGTTCGCCGAGCAGGTGATCGGTGCTGGCACGTACGTCGGCCAACCGCAGACGGTTCCGGCCTACGACGGCTCGGACTGGGTGTTCCGCGTTGAGGGCTACAACCCGCGCTACACCGCGCTGACGTACACCACGTTCGCGCCGATCGCATCAGGCGTGGCCTTCCCGACCCTTGCGCCGATTGGCCAGCGCTTCTTCCGTCACGACCTAGGCGCCTACTACGAGTTCGACGGCGCAACGTGGAACGTCATCCAGTCCTCCGACCTGGTGACCTTCAACGCGCTTGATCAAACTGCAACGTCGCTTACTTGGTTCCAGCCGACGCAGGTGACAGGCACCGCTGAGGTGTTCCTGCCGCAGACGATCACCGGCGTGCAGAACCTGGTGACGTTCCTCTACGGCTACGCGCACTACACGAACGAGATCGGTTGGCGCTTCAACTCGGACAACGAGTACAACATCGACCAGGAAACTGGCCGTCACCGCAACTTCCAGCTCGAGATCGAGAAGACGGTTGACCGCATCTACCGCGGCATCGCCCTCGGTCAAGGTCACGTCGTCAACCCGTTCATGGACCGCGTCTGGGTCCAGCAGGACACCGGCCTGCTCAGCCAGTTCCGCGACACGGCGCTGTTTGACATCACGGGCGACCCAGGCGTGTTTGACGTGCTGGGTGTCCGCATCAACTCCAGCGACATCGTGCCGCTGCGCGGTAACCTCATCAGCTCGTTTGCAACGCGCGCACCGATGTACTCGGCACACGCGCAGCTGGACGAGTACGAGCACCTGTTCATCTTCGCTGACTGGGTTGAGGCCTCGACCCTGAGCGGCCTGCTGTACGACGCGTTCAGCGGCAGCCGTAACGTCACGTACAAGTTCAATGGTCGGATGCAGGGCACCCGCACGATGCGCCCTGAGTTCGGCGGCCACTACCTGGTCGGCCACGAGGTTCGCCAGAACCTGCAGGCATCGACCGACGCCATCGCTGAGGCGTACGACGCCAACCACGCGTTCGAGAACACGACCACCAGCAAGCACGCGCTCGCGCTGCTGGGCTTCAGCCTCAAGGACTACTTCACCAACCTCGACATCTCGGAGAAGACGCAGTTCAACTTCTGGCGCGGTCTCATCCACACGAAGGGCACGAACTCCTCGGTGGGTGCGTACCTTAACAGCAACCGCTACCGCAACGCAACCATCGACGAGTACTGGGCCTACAAGCTGGCCGAGTACGGCGATGCACGCCAGCACACCTACCCTGAGCTGCGGCTCAACGTGATCGACAGCCTGCAGCAGTTCACGCAGCTGCAGTTCGACGCGCCAGTTGGCGAGGAGCTGACAAACTTCACGCAGATCAGCCGCCTGGACGAGAGCCGCTGGTTCTCGATCGACGACCTGGACCAGGACGCGTACTTCAAGGCTGAGCCGATCGGCTCGTACATGAAGACGATCACCGTCGTTGGCGAGCTGCTGACGCTTCCATTTGTTGCCGACAAGCTGATCATCGTTGGCCCAGCGGTGAAGGTGAACGGTACCACGCTGCAGACAACCGGCACCGGCGATCTCACCGTGGTCGGCTACGGTCCCGCTGTGGCGCGCTACAACCCAGCCAAGCTCTTCAACTACGTAGACGACGAGCTGATCTCAGACATCCCGCACTGGCACCCAGCCGCTGGTCAGCACACGCCGACCGCGCTCGAGGCCGTCAACATCATCGGTCCGGTCAACCCAGCCCACTACAACTACTCGACGCTGGTCGAGAACAACAACAGCTACGACCCGCTTCGCCCATGGGGTGAGCGCGAGCTCGGCCGCGTCTGGCTTGACACGCGCAACCTGGCGTACGTGCCGTACTACGACCCGGTCATCTTCCCGAACCGCGCTGAGCGCCTGTCCCGCTGGGGCTCACTGGCCGACTACGCCACGATCGACGTCTACGAATGGGTGCGCTCGTCGGTACCGCCGTCTGAGTACTCCGCTCTTGCAGCGGTTGAGGCAGTTGACGCCGACATCTCCGACGCCGAGAAGGCAAGCGGTGAACCTGCCCTGCAGGAAACGTACGTGCGTGACCGCCAGTGGAGCATCCGCCCGATCACGTGGTCGCAGAGCGGTACCGTCAACGGCGGCCACCCAGCGTTCAACGGCTCGTTCGACTTCAAGCTGAACGTCGTTACCGGCACGCTGTACACCATCGACGCTGGCACCTTTGGTCAACAGGGAGTTGAAGTTGGCATGAGCATCGGCGGTTGGGAGTACGACCTTCCGGTGCCGCGCCCAACGTCTGAGGCTCTCATCACGGGTCAGACGAAGGTGTTCAGCAACAACGGCACAGCAGTTGCGGCCACCGGCTTGCCCGGCTCGACCGTCACCATCTCGATGTCCAGCTACACCGAGCAGAGCGGCACGATCGTCTTCAGCACCTTCACTGAGCCACCAGCCCCAGTGCTCGATCCAACGCCGGCCCTGGTCGGCTACAACCACGTCGTCAAGCTGCGTGCCTTCGACTTCGACAGCGGCCTGATGCAGGACGTGGTGACTGAGACGCTGTTTGAGCCCAACACGGTAGGCCCAGCTGGCCCAACGCCGAACATCACCGTGACGGCCGGCCAGGTCTTCACCTATACGTTTGACACGCTTGGCATCACCGTGACGGTGACTGTCGCGACCTCAGGTACCTTCAGCGGTGAAGCACCAGCGCAGGCGATTGCCGACGCCCTCACCGGCGTGGTCGTGTACGACGCCGTCATCGTGCAGCCAGTCACGGCCCCGCTGTCGGCCCAGGTGTTCTCGAACGACCCAGCTGACGGCCTCATTGGCTGGGCAGCCTGGAACATCCCAACGCAGGCGCAGCTCACAGCTGACGGCCGCCAGCCCAACTCCATCTGGAAGCCGTACGTTGGCGAGTACGTGTCATTCCCGCTGACCGCCGCCCAGCTCGCCGACGCAGTTGCCTACGAGAAGGCACTGCTCACGCTGAACGACGGCACGGTCATTGACCGCTACGCCACCAGCTGGAGCGACTGGAGCCTGCTGACCGACACCATCTACACGGCCGTTCCAACGGTCACCGGCTCGGTCGTCTTCCCGCCGCACTTCGAGAACATCGACAGCACGCGCACGACGGTCTATGTGAACGGCATCGCTCAGTTGGCTGCCAACTACACGATCGTTGGCAAGGTGCTGACGGTGACGTCAGTCGCCGCTGGCTCGCTGGTCTACGTGAAGATCCGCAAATACCAGCCCACCGCTGCCGAGCTTGCCTTCAACCCTGATGTCGCTGACGACCTGACCTTCCAGCAGCACTACAAGCAGGACTACGAGTACGTGGCCCTGCCGCAGCGCGACAGCGAAGGTGCCATCACCTCGACCCTCTATTACTTCTGGGTCAAGAGCCGCTCGGTGGTTGCCAAGGACAAGAAGCTGTCAACCCAGGCCATCGTGCAGTACCTGCGTGACGGTCCAGACAACTACCTCACGTTCCAGCCACGCCCAGGCACCACGTCAGCCGAAGACACGATGCTTGGCACCGGCTCGGCCTCGGACCCGTACCGCTACGATGCCATCACCATCTCTGGTCTGTCGTACGTCGTGACGAAGGACGCCACCTTCAAGCTGCGCTTCACGCGCAACTTCACGCTGCGCGACGATCCGGAGGAGCTCAACCTCAAGAACGTGCACACCGAGTGGGGCCTGATCCGCGCTGGTCAGAAGAGCCGCATCCCAGAGAGCCTGTGGAACAAGCTGGTTGACAGCGCCTGCGGTGAGGATGCAGCTGGAAACCCAGTTCCGGCGCTGCGCCGCACGCTCTACGACGAGCGCAACGGCTCCACCACGCAGTTCGGCTTCGGTCCAGAGCAGACGCTGGCACCATCCTCCCTGCTCACCGCCAGCATCGAGTACACCATCCTAAATACCACGCTTGAGGATACAAGCGTGGAGCCACCGGTTCCAGACTTCATCAGCTTCCTGGACTTCAGCCAGAGCGACACGTGGTTCGCCACGCCAGCTTCGACAAGGCAGACGCTGACGGACATCTGGGCCAACGCGAAGGTCAGCCAGATCAATGAGATCTTCTTCGCGGCGCTGAACGACGTACTCGCAAGCAACCTGGAGTTGACTGACATCTTCAAGACGTCGCGGCTCTCGGCCTACACCACGAAGGAAGTGGTGCCGGCGATCTCAGTTCCAGTTTATGAGTGAGCATGCAGCATTACGTGTACCTCTACAGTGATCCTTCTCGTGGCAACGAACCAATCTACGTTGGCATGGGAAAGGGCGGTCGCCATCTTCATCATCTGAAGCGAAAGGACATGCACCCATTCGTTCAACGTCTTCAGTTGATGCAGCGAAATGGTGTCAATCCAGTAATCACAAAGATCGCTGTAGAACTTGACCATGAACTTGCATGCCTTGTGGAGCAAGAAGCAATCGACAAGTTTGGACGCAAGGATCTTGGAAGAGGCTCTCTTCTGAACATGACAAATGGTGGTGACGGTCTCAACAATCCATCTGCAGAAACTCGTCGCAAGATCGGTGAGGCAAGTAGAAACAGGGCTCCAGATAGCCCTGAAACTCGCGCAAAGAAGGGCATGGCATCAAAGACGCGCGTGTATGCACACTCAGCAGAAACTCGTGCAAAGATCGCAGAGAAGGCGAGAGGTAGAACCCTGACCGCTGAACATCGTGCCAAGATCAGCGCTGGCATCTCTGCATCGGAGCGTCCACCATGCAGCATTGAAACTCGTGCTAAGATCAGCGCAACGAAGAGGGCCCGCTATGGCAACACCGCTGAATAAGTCTAGCACGTACATCCAGTCGCTGACGGATTTTATCCTAGATACAAAACCCTATCACGCAAAACTCACCGAGGTGGTGGAGGAGTACCAGTTCTCTGACACGCTCAACGTCAAGATCACTGAGGCTACCTTCGTTCGAGACCTGGACAAGGCGGCCTGGCCGTACTCGTTCTTCTC